ACTATTTCTTCAACCCCAACCCCACAGGCATCATACCTCCCATTCAACGGTCCAGGTACTGTAAATGGGGAAGTAAGATTTAAGGGTGGAAAATATTTTAGATATTTAGCAGGATCTAAAAAATGGGTTGATCATACACCTTCATTCGCTCCTTTTACTACTAAAGGAATGCCAGGTCAAACCCAAGTACTTGAACGTACTGGAAGTGATAGTGATGGTCCATTTAAAATAAAAGATACTTATGAGTGGAATAATTTACTATATATATGGGTATTTAAAAGTACAGAAACTATTGGAAATCTTTAATAAACTAATATTTATAACAAAAATACAATGAAGTCTACAGAATTAAAAAAAATGATTAAGGAAGCTGTTAAAGAAGCTATTCAAGAAGAATTAAAAGATATTCTTTTAGAAGCAGTACGCTCACCTAAAACTGTAGTATCAGAAAATGTTTCGATACCTACACCTCAATTATCTTCACAACCCACAATTAATGCTAAAGAAGAATATAAAAACATTATGGCTGAAATGATGGGTGGTGGTCAAACACATACAACTAATTCACCCGGAAAATTTGTTGCTCAAGGTCCTATAGATCCCGCAAATGGTACACTACCTGCAGGAGAATTAGGAATGGATCAAATTATGGGTCTTTTAAATACTAAATAATGGCACAAAGAATAGCAAATAGATTCCCAGCAGATTTAAATAAAAACCAAGCATTAGGTGTTGGTTTACCTTTTAATGGAGGGGGAGATGCTGTTTTTAACTCTAACTATACTACAAAAGACCAAACAAAATCTAATTTAATAAATTTTTTCTTAACTAATAAGGGAGAACGTCCTTTTAGACCCAATTATGGTGCTAATTTGAGAGCTGATATATTCCAAGCAGCTACTGAATCAGATTATGATCTTTTAAAAGAAAAAATCTCATTTGAAATAAGTCAAAACTTTCCAAATATAAATGTAGATAGTATTATTATAGTAGGGAGTGAAGATCTTAACACCATTAAAGTAACTATATCATATAGTATAAAATCATTTGGAATAACAGACGAGATAAATTTAACATTTGAATAAATGGAAACTAAAAATATAAAATATTTAAATAAAGATTTTTCAACACTTAACCAACAATTAGTTGAGTATGCAAAAACTTACTACCCTAACACTTATACAGACTTTACTCCATCATCTCCAGGTATGATGTTTATGGAAATGGCTTCGTATGTTGGGGACGTTCTTTCATTTTATTTAGATAATCAAATACAAGAAAATTTTATGCAATTTGCTCGTCAAGACGCAAATTTATTTAATTTAGCTTATATGATGGGTTATAAACCTAAAGTAACTAATGTTTCTACAGTAGAAATTGATTTCTACCAGCAAGTACCTTCTATACTAAGTGGGTCAGTTTATATACCAGATTTTTCTTATGCTTTACAATTACCCGCAGGTTCACAAGTAGGTTCAGAATTACAAACGATTTCTCCATTTTTAATAAGTACTGATGTAGATTTTAGTTTTTCAAGTTCTTCGGATCCCACAGATATTACTGTATATAGTGTAAGTAATAATAAACCAGAATATTTTCTTTTAAAAAAAACACGATCAGGAGTTTCTTCAACAGTTACATCAAAATCTTTTACGTTTGGTACACCCCAACAATTTCAAACAATAGAAATTAATGATTCTAATATTGTTGGTATATTAGATTGTATAGACTCTGATGGTAATATTTGGTATGAAGTAGATTATTTAGCACAAGATGTTGTCTTTGATTCTATTAGAAATACTAATACAAATGATCCTAATTTTTCAGATGATACAACAGATGCTCCATATTTACTTAGATTAAAACAAGCAGATAGAAGATTTGCAACTCGTTTTTTAAGTCCTACAACTCTTCAAATTCAATTTGGTTCTGGAATAGTTGCTAATAATGATGAAACTATTGTTCCTAATCCTGATAATGTAGGTTTAGGTTTACCTTTTGAACAAAATAAACTTACAACATCATTTTCTCCTAGTAATTTCTTATTTACAGATAGTTATGGTATTTCACCGGCTAATACAACTTTAACAATTAGATATTTAACTGGAGGGGGTGTTCAATCTAATATACAATCTAATGTAATAAATCAACTCCAAACAGAAGAATTTACTTTTGTTAATCCTAATTTAAATGCAGTCACGGCACAATATGTATTTGATTCACTTCAAATTAATAATCCTAGTGCTGCAGATGGTGGAGGTGATGGAGACTCAGTAGAAGAAATTAGACAAAATGCAATGGCTCAGTTTAATTCTCAATTAAGAACTGTAACACAGGATGATTATTTAGTTAGGGCTTTAAGTTTACCTTCTCAATATGGATCAATTGCTAAAGTATATGCCTCTCCAAAACTTGCAAATGATACAACACCAGAAGAAAAAATATCATCACTTGACTTATATTGTCTTTCTTATGATAGGTTTAAAAATTTACAAACTCCTTCAGAAGCTCTTAAAAATAATTTAAAAACATATCTATCTCAATATCGTATGATTAACGATACTGTTACTATTAAAAATGGGTATATTATTAATATTGGTGTAAATTTTGAAATTATTGTATTACCAAATTATAATAGCAATGAAGTAATATTAACTTGTGTAAATGCTCTAAGAGCATTTTTTAATATTGATAGATGGCAAATAAACCAACCAATTATATTTAGAGATATTTATGCTACCTTAGATCAAGTAGAAGGTGTTCAAACTGTTAAAAATATATATTTTAATAATCTTAATGGTTTAGATAATGGATATTCTGAATATGGTTATGATGTAGAAGGTGCTACTATAGATGGTGTGCTTTATCCTTCTATTGATCCTTCAATATTTGAAGTAAAAAATCCTAACCAAGATATTAAGGGACGCGTAGTATCTTATTAAATTTAATATTTATAATTAAATAAAAATTATGCCTTTAATTTCCCCAACACCTCAAAACCCATTACCCCCACAGGGTGAAGAAGCCCTTTTAAGTAAACCTACTTTAGTGCAAAGTTTACCGTTTACAGCTTATGATGTTGAGGATCTTTCACCTTTAGGAACTAGTAATAATCCCTTAGATGTCCCTAAACTAGACACAAACCAAAGTACACCCCAACCTAAATGGTCCCCATCTTCAACATATTTAAATTCTGTAGAGGGTACAATAGCATCCCCTAATTCATCAGCTGAAAAAAACAATTTTAAAACATCAGCTTTAGATTTAGAAGATCCATTAGCCGGTGTTAACCCACCCCCAGGATCAAACCAAGGAGCTAGTGGTGGTCCTAATAGAACTAATGCCATACAATCTAAAAATGCATTTCAGTCTGGACAATATACAACAACACGTGCTGGAGGTCCAGGATTTGGTGGAAACGATGTTGGGGGTGTGGTAATTAAACAAACCTTACATACCTATACTCCTAACAACACATATTTAGATACCATCCCAATTCAAACTTCAGCAAATTTTACACCAAAAAATAACATTGCTATAGAAGGAGAAGCGAATGGTTTTGACGCAACAATTAAATAAAAAATAAACAATGGCAGTATATAAATTATTTCCGGAAAAAGACGCAACATTATATTCATTATTTCCACAAATGAATACAGGTCTAGATTCCCAAATGGAATCTACGGCTACTGCTTTTGCTCCAACTACTCCTAATCCACAAGTATCTCGTTTTTTAATACAATTTAATAATACTGAACTGGGAAATGTACTTGATAATTTAATAGATGATAATTCAGGTACAGATTGGAAGGCATACTTAAAATTATTTTCATCAAAAGCCACAGGTTTAGCATTTGATACTACAATTGATATTCATGTAGTAGCAAAACCATGGGATATGGGTACTGGTCTTTATTTAGATTCACCTTTAACAACTAATGGATGTAGTTGGATTTGGGCAGGATACTCAGGTTCAAGAAGATGGTTACCTTCAGGTGACCCATTTACAGATGCATATGGTAACTATACAGGTTCTTTTGTTACAAGTTCAGTTGAAGCCGGTGGTGGTGTTTGGTATACTGAAACAACAAATGGTTCAACAGCTTATGGTTGGGATTTATCATCATCAGTTACTTTTAATTACAGAAGTGATTTAGATGTAACCCAAGATGTAACAGAATTAGTATACCAATTTGCAGGCTCAGGTAGCACATCGGCAGCAATTCCAAATAATGGGTTTTTAGTTAAACTTACAGGTAGTCAAGAATTTGTATCAAGTTTTGATGTTACCCCTGAGTTAAAATATTTTTCTGTTGATACTTCAACAATCTATCCCCCTCAATTAGAATTTAGATGGGATGATTTTTCATGGTTGCCTGATACAGGGTCAAAATCTATTTTAACCTCATCTACTCCCTATGTTTCAATAGCACAAAACCCAGGACAATTTAACCAAAATGCTAAAAATAGATTTAGAGTAAATTCACGTCCTGAATACCCTGATGTTGTATTTCAAACAGCATCAATATACACAGAAAATTACTATCTCCCAGAAGGTTCAACTTATGCTATAAAAGACTTGGATACCAACTTATTTGTTGTTAATTTTGATCCCACTTATACTAGAATAAGTGCTGATTCATCTTCTGGGTATTTTGATATTTACATGGATGGTTTAGAACCTGAAAGATATTATAAAATTTTAATATCAAGTAGTATAGATGGGAATGAGTATGTTTTAGATGATAAATATTACTTTAAAGTAATTAACGGATAATGAGTAAAATTAACTTAAATAAAAATGTTTTTAATAAAGAAGATTTTTTAAAAACAGTAAATACTTCTTTTACACA